CTGGGGACTTCGAGGCAAGCGAGTGCGCCAATGCCATCGAGCCGCTCTTCGCCCAGATCATCGAGCAGATCCAGAAGTATGGCGGCAAGAAGGTCCTCGTGTTCCTGCCGCTCATCAGCACCTCCAAGATGATGACCGAGATGCTGACCGCCCGGGGCTTCAATGCCCGGCATGTGGACGGCACCTCGGACGACCGGGCGCAGACCATCGAGTGGTTCGCCAAGGTGGACTCCGGCGTCCTCTGCAACGCCATGCTGCTCACCGAAGGCTACGATGAGCCTACCATCGACACCATCGTCTGCCTGCGGCCCACCAAGAGCCGTGCGCTCTACACCCAGATTGTAGGTCGCGGAACACGGCTGGCGGACGGTAAACAGAACCTCCTCATTTTGGATTTTCTGTGGATGACTGGTAAACACCGGCTCATCCGACCCACGTCGCTGTTCGCTGATGGCGAGGTCGCTGAGATCGCCGACAAGAACACCACCACCCAGGGTGAGTTCGATCCAGAGGCTGCAGCCGATGAGGCACGCAAGGAACGCGAGGCCAAGCTGGCTGCGGAGTTGGCCAAGAAGAAGAGGTTCGCTGGCCGACTGATCGATCCAATCGAGTGGGGAATGGCAACCGCAGACGCAAACGTCGTCGACTACGAGGCCACCATGAAGTGGCACCTGGAACCCGTTTCCGAGAAGCAGGCTGCACTTCTGGCCAGCTACGGATTCGACGCGCGTCGCATTGCCAACAAGGGCCAAGCTTCTGCCCTCATCGACTCTCTCATGGCACGAGGACGGCGTGAGTTGGCTACGCCGAAGCAGGTGAAGCTGCTCATGCAGCGTGGCCACAAGTTCGCTTCCCGTTACTCAAAACAACAAGCATCAACCTACATCGCACAACTATGCAAAAGACCATCATCGCCTGCGACCCCGGCGTCTCCGGCGCTTTCGCCTGCCTGATCGACAACGAGATCGCCACCCACTCCATGCCGGACACCCTCACAGACATCGTGAGGCTCTTGTCTCTCAACAAGACCTCTGTCTCGGAGTTGTGGATCGAGGACATCCCGAAGTTCGCTGGCAAAGCGATCCCGTCCTCCACGACCGCTGTCCTGTTCGACAACTTCGGAATCATCAAAGGTGCCGCTGTGGCCCTCGGCTACTCCCTGCATCGCGTGCCTCCAGTCAAATGGCAGGAGCCGCTCGGCCTCGGAGGCCGTAAGTCCTGCGCGACGCAGCCGGAATGGAAGCGGAAGCTCAGGAACAAAGCGCAGGAACTGTACCCGCAGATCGATGTCACCTTGCAAAACGCAGACGCGCTGCTGCTCTTGAGTTACGCAAGGCAAAATCAGAAGTGAAACGGGACCGCAAAGAATCCGCTTGGTACAAACATCGCCTCGAAGAGGCAAAGAAACCCCGTCCCATGACAACTACTGAAAAGAGCACCTTGCACATGTCCAACAGCGATCTACTCGCCGAGGCAAAGAGCATTGTCCAGAAGGCCATCGATCGCGGATGGATGAGTTACCAGAAGAAGCTCACCGTCGCAGACCTGAAGAAGCATTATGATCAAGAAATCCAAAAAGGGTTACACCGTCGTCTCTAAGACCCACAAGAAGGAGATGGGCACATACCCATCCAAGAAGCAGGCCATCAAGCGGATGCTCCAGGTCGAGTACTTCAAGAACAAGAAAGCCTAGGCTACCAACCTACATCCAATGACCTCACAAGAATTCTTCGCAATCCTCAACGGCTTCGGCGTCTTCGCATCCGCTCTCATCGCGGTGTCCTGGGTGCTGATCTACTTCGTGCAACTGCAGGAAGACGCCCGTCGCTTTGTCCTGTCCTATGGGCTTGGCATCGGGCTCTGCCTCCTTGGCATCTACTTCCTCTTGGTGACATTCACCCGGTTCGTCGAGTAAGGAGGAACCGCCATGACACCCATTGAGCGGGCCAGACTCTGGCTCGCAAAGCTCCCTCCTGCCATCTCGGGTCAAGGTGGCCACAACCAGACCTTCACCGCCGCACGCGGTCTGTGCTGGGGATTCTGCCTCGATATTCGAGACGCCTACGATCTCCTCGAGGGATGGAATCGGTCCTGCCAGCCCCCATGGCATTCGCGGGATCTCACCCACAAGCTGAAGCAGGCATCAACGCAGCCGTTCGGGTTCCCGCGAGGATACCTACTCAACGCCGGGCACGAATCCACGCCGGCTGCCAAGGTCGACATCACGCGCTACAAGCTGCCCAGCAAGACGCCTGTGCTGATGACTGAGTCCAACCAACCTCAGATGCCTGGGGAGGAGTTCGTGGCCTTCCTCAAGGCAGCATTCGTTCAGGATGAGGTGGTCTGCATCTGCAACGATGTGTCGGACGAAGGCAAGCCTCAGAGCACCGGATCGTTCCTGACTCGTGAGCAGTGGATAGAACGGTTCAGTGGGCCAGACTCTCCGCTCCTGAGCCCCGCCGGCATGGGCGCATTCGTCCGCATCAATCCATTCATCCCTAACGACTACTCGGGTGCCGACAAGGCCGTATCTTCTTACCGACATGTGCTCGTCGAGATGGATGCGTCGGCCAAGGAAGAGCAGCGCAAGATCCTCGTCGACTCTGGCCTACCCATTACCGTCCTGATCGATTCAGGCGGCAAGTCCATCCACGCATGGGTCCGCGTCGATGCCGTCGACCGCGCCCAGTGGGACGAGCGTCGGGACATCATCTACAACACGCTCGCCGCTCAGGGCATCGATCCCAAGAACAAGAACCCATCACGCTACTCACGCTTGCCCGGCGCCCACCGATCCGGGGAACGACAACGCCTGCTCGCCACTCATGTCGGAGCCGAGACATTCGAGGTGTGGCAGCAGAACCTCGAGCTGGCCGGCGACACCGACACCGCCGTCTCGGTCGATGACCTCATCGCCTTCTCGCCCACCAACGATCCCGACAACTTAGTCGGCAACCGGTGGCTGACACGCGGCTCCTCCATGATCCTGTCCGGCGGCTCCGGCATCGGTAAGTCCTCGCTCCTGATGCAGCTCTGCATGCAGTGGGCAGTCGGCCGTGACTTCTTCGGTATCGGCGGCGAGCGACCGCTCCGCATCGGCGTCGTACAGGCTGAGAACAACACCGGCGACCTTGCAGAAGCCTTCCAGGGTGTCGCCCGTGGCCTGGGACTCAACCCGGAGGAACACGAGCGTCTGCGGGCCAACCTATCCTTCCGCACCGAGACCGTCCGCACCGGCGCGGCATTCCTCGACTACGCCCGGCGCTTCATCATCAAGGCCAAGCTGGACATGATCATCTGCGACCCGCTCCTGTCCTACTTCGGATCGGATTTGTCGAACCAAGAGTCGGTCTCCCTGTTCCTCCGAAACCAGCTCCAGCCCATACTGCAGTCCACGGGTGTCTGCTGGATCTGGATCCATCACATCGCCAAGCCGGCCAAGGAACGCGATGGGGAGCCGCCCACGCTCATGGAGTTGGCCTACTCAGGCTTCGGATCCAGCGAACTGACCAACTGGGCTCGCGAGATCGCTGTCATACAGGAGGTCGGCCACCACACCCCACGCAAGTTCAGGCTCGCGTTCTGCAAGCGTGGCGGCCGCCTCCCACGGGCTGTACTGCCCATTGCCCATTCCTCCGAGGGCATCAACTGGGTTGAGTGGAATCCGCTGGTGTTCCGGCAAGATAGTCAATCCCAAGGCGCTTCTCGAGGACGGCGAGGCGCTCGTCCTGGAGCTCGTCAGAACCAATCAGGAAGCGGTACTTCGAACCAACTTCCGCCTTCAGATCGCTGATCGCCTTTACCTCCTGCTGTAGCCCACCGAGAGTCTTCTCGAGGCTTGGCAGGAGGTTTTTCCATTCAGCCAGGGTGGCATTGATCGCGTCCACACGGGCGTAGATCTCGTCCATGTCCTCGTTGAGCTTCTTGATCTCCTTCTCGCGCTTGCGGGTCCAGGTCTTGTCGCGCTGGATATCCTTCTTAATTTCCCCCAGCTTGCGGTTCATCATCAGGTCGGCGTCCTTCTCCGTATCAGGAAGCCACTCGCAGCCATGCCATACCGCATGCACGCGATCGTAGATGAGAACCCGGCTGCTGGGATTCCTCATGGAGTTGAACGCCTTCTGAGCCACCTCCATGGGCACATCCATGGTTTCCATGATGTGGGCCAGAACATCGGAGTCCTCCGGGTTCGGGTCATGGGTCATTGGTGGCATGCTGCTGAACTGAGCACGCAGTGTGGTAGTCTTGCCGTCGATGTAGATGTAGGCCATAGGATGTAAGCGATAGTTGAAAAGGAGAGGATGGTCAAACTAATTTTGGAGATTCATAGGCACCGCTCTTAACAAATACCTAGAGAAGATGCCTATCCTCCCCTAATAGGGAGGCAATAACGCCTACCTAATAAGTAGGCTGCTCCGGGGTCCCCCTCGCCTGCTTCTTGGCTTTGAGGCCAAGCGGCGGAGGCCCCGGAGCTCCCCTCCTCTATGCTGCATGTGCCGCATATGGAGGTAAGGTTGTATGCTGCTCATGTGCAGGCGGGTGCAGGAATAGGGTTGGGTCCATGGGCGGGAATGTCGATTGCTGCGCTGGAAAGGGGCCTAGGAGGCGTTTTGATTGGCTGGACGGTAGATGACCGCGGAAATGGGGTGTGGGGGTCTTAAAACGGATTTGGGGATTTCCGAATTTCCGGGAAGCCTATGGGGGGTTCGGAACAGGAAGTGGGCCACCCGAATTTCCAGAGTCTCTATAGGGAATCGAACTCACGAGGAATCCTCGTAGGTTGCCCAGCCCCAGGGGGGGAGTGGCCTACTCCATGGAAGCGTGTGGTGTTAACGTTATCGGAATCTGGGCAAAGAAAACCCCGGAACCCATAGGGCGCCGGGGTGGTAGGGCGGGGCTAGGCTAGGGGAGGAGAAGCCATACCCAGATAAGGATCCAGCCCATGGCAATGGCGAGCATGCCGTCTAGGAGGGGTGTCACAGGCAGTCCTCCAGATGGATGGCATCCATGGCTTCCCAGTAGGCTTCCTCGCCTATCGGCTCACCGTCGCGGGTGATATCGTACGTCAGGTAGCTATTGGGTCCGTTCGCTCTCCGGATCATGGCTAGGTGGCGCCGACGTGCCCGGATTGCGGCCTCGAGGGTCCGGTGTCGGGAGATTAAACGGTAGTTGAACGTGTCGCGTAGGTGGTACATATCACAGTCCCTTTCCCATAGTGAGCATGACGGTGATTCCAGCGCCAGCCGGTGTAGACAGCACGCTGCGGATGTGCGATTCTCCGTGCTCTTTCCAGCACGAGTCGCAATAGGCTCGGGTCGCGACTATGTCCGGACCGCGCATCAGGTCGACACTGGCCACCCTCCGGACATCCAGAAGGCCTTCGCACACTGGGCACCACATCTGGCGACCGCATTGGTATCGGAGCAGGTCACGGGTGATCTTGCGTTGCATCACGCCTTCCGGAGTGTTCAGGGTGATAGGTAGTGGGTTCTCTTGTGTTTGCATATGTAGATGGGCATAGATTGCCCGTTTTCCCCCCTAGTCGCCTAAGGGGGAACGGCGGGGAACCTACTGGCAGGCTACCTGGGAAACCTTCTTCGCTCCGGTTCCATGTGGCAGGAATCCGACAATGAAACCACGGTCCGGCTTGGAGCACAGTCGGCAGGTGTCGCATGTCGTGGTGTCGCTCCGTTGGGCCGGACATACCACGACACGGTTCCCAGCTGGACTCAGGAAACGAGCGGGGCTCCCGGGCGGGACAACAGTGGCAACGGGAAGGCCGGTCTTGGCTAGTCGGTCCGCGTGCTCAACGTTGTTGCCGGACAGGTTGATCGTGAAGCCCTCGCGGACCGCTTTCCGGACTGTCCGCAAATTACCCTGGGTGACTTTGTCCGGTACGCCTTCGGTCCGGATTACTGGCTTGTGAGTGTAGGTGAAGCCGCGCTTGCCTGCGCTTGCCTTGGCCAACTGGTTCAGCCGGACGGAATCGATCCGGTTTCCCGCGCCCGGCAAGTCGCCGGCTTGATTCATCCGCCATAGTTGAGACTCGGGAAGGCTACGGACCCGACTAAGGAACACGGTCCATGGTTCGCCACGTTGCCCACGGGAAACTGCAGTCCAGTGAATCTTGAGAGGGCCGGAATCGGCATAGCATCCGGATCCCCTAAAGGGACAGGCCGGCGGACAGGTTGAATCTGGGGAGGTTGAGACCGGGATGGGGCCGGTCTTCTGGTTCGTGCTCTTGAGGGTAAGGTGGACGTTCATTGGTAGGTAGGTTGAGGGTTCAGAGAATCGCGAAGGCTAGCCATAGAGCGGCCGACATGATCAGGAGCACAAGGATTGCACCAAGGGTTTCGAGAGTGGATTTGTTCATGTATAGTGTGGTTGTGTAGCTAAGACGGGAGAGGTTCTACGTCAGGAACCGAGACTTGGCAAGGGGGAATTTTTTGGGTACTTGGGGGAGCGTGAAGAAGAGCACCAAGGAGAAGGGTCAGACATCGGATATCTTAGCGGTTGGACATGTCGTGTCCGATGGAGGGAAGGAAGTGAAGGTGAAAAGGCCAAGGGGAAGGCCGGCTCTGCAGTTAAAGGAAGAAGACAAAAAGAGAATGATCGCGGGAATCGAATGCGGCATCCCGGTTGAGCGACTTTTGCCCCTTGTCGGATTCCAGCCTTCGTCCGGTGGGTGGTCTCGGTTTCTTCAGCGCCATCCAGACTTCGCTCGAGAGGTCGAACTGGCCAAATCAAGGGGGGAAGTCGACTTGGTGCTCAACGTCCGGACCGGTTCGCAAGGTTGGCAAGGCGCCGCTTGGCTGCTCGAGCGTGCTCGTGGGTACGTTGCGCGAGCATCCATGGAACATACCGGCAAAGGGGGAAGCACCTTAACCATTGCGCACCAACTACTTAGCTCCGTTGCCGAGAGGGAGCGGTGAATTAGATATAACATAGATTGGGCGTGAAACGGCAACCAGTTAACGCTAATGCACCGTTGTTCCACGTGGAACAATGATACCGTTAAAGGACGACTGGGGTAGGGGGGACCCCCACGGGGGGGTGGGTTTAGATTTAGCCCCCCTCTCCCCCACCGACCCCATTTCCAACTGTTGCAACGCTTGACAACATAGCGCACACAGTGCAACACTGCGTCCTCCTATGGGCAAGATGACTGTGCAGAGGGTGGCCGACGTGGGTCCTGCGGATCCGGGTATGAGCCAGGAGTATTTCAACGAGAAGTATCGTGCGTGGCTACGGAGGCGTGGCTTGACGGATCCGGCGTTTGCGGAGGAGTTGAGGGCGTTGGAGGAGCGGCGGACGTTGAACTTCAAGCGTGGGCGTGCGGGTAGGAGGGCCAAGGCGTGAGCATGGATGGCCTACTGAAGATGGACGGCTTTGACGACTGCATTGCTGGCTTGGTGGAGCGGTGCGGTGCTGAGCCGATTGTGTGTTACGACAAGGACAAGGTGCTGGCGAAGTTGGCGGCCCAGATGGGTAGCCGTGAGGATGCGTTGGAGTGGTATGAGTTCAACCAGTTGGGCGCATGGGTGGGTGACAGGACGCCTTGTTTCCTGGACAGGGATCTGATGGAGGCTGGGCTATGAGTGATCGCACGTCACATGCGGAGTGGCAGATTGGTCCGGAGCGGTGGGTGGTGGACTCGGAGTTTGCGCGGAAGCTGGAGGAGGAGATTGTCCAACTGCGTGAGCGAGTGGAGGAGTTGGAGGCGCTGCTGACAGGAGAGCGGTGGACAGATCCTAAGGAGGCACAGTCAGAGCACGCTGCAGATGCCAAGGCGCTGGCGGAGGTGATCCGGATTGTGGAGGCCAAGCCATGAGTTCGATCAGCGAGATGGAGCGTCGGGAGCAGGACCATCTTGGTGACGCCACCAAATTGGTCTGCCCCCACTGCGGACTACCTGCGGATCGCAACCAAAACGGCATCCAAGGCTATCG